GTGGTGATCGCGGAGTACGTCCTGGATCCGGCGAAGGTGCGGCCGCTGGTGGCGCCGGACGGCGGCGTCTATTACGAGCTCCAGGTGGACGATCTGCGCGGCGTGGTGGCGGACGCGGACGAACCGGCCGGCCCGGTGATCGTTCCGGCCAGTGAGCTCATTCACGATCGGTGGAATTGTCTGTTTCATCCGCTGGTCGGGATCTCGCCGCTCTACGCGGGCGCCGGCCCGGCGCTGCAGGGGCTGACGATCCAGGCGAACAGTACGCAATTTTTCGCGAACGGATCGCAGCCGTCCGGGATTCTGACCTATCCGGGATCGCCGACGGACGCGACGCTGCAGAAGGGCAAAGAGCTCTGGGAAAAAAGCTTTAGCGGGCTGAACCGCGGCCGTGTCGCCGCGCTCGGCGACGGCGTGAAATTCGAACCGCTGATCCAAACCGCGGTCGATTCGCAGCTGACCGAACAGGACAAGCGGATCACGGAAATGATCTGTTCCGTGTTCCACGTCCCGGCGGCCTTTATCGACGCCAGCCACGCGCCGCCGTACGCGAACAGCGAACCGCTGGTCCAACAGTACTATTCGCAATGTCTCCAGACGCTGATGACGGCCTTCGAGCTCTGCCAGGATGACGGCCTGGGGCTGGTGACGCCGGTCGCCGGCGGCGTGCAGTACGGGACGGAATTCGATATTGACGATCTGATCTGGATGGATACCGGGACGCGGACGAAGGCGGCCGCGGAGGCGATCGGCGGCGGCGGGATGTCGCCGAATGAAGCGCGGATCAAATACTTCGGCCTGGGGCCGGTCACCGGCGGCGCGACGCCGTACCTCCAGCAGCAGAACTACAGTCTCGCCGCACTCGCCGCACGCGACGCCGATCAGCCGTTCGCGAAACCCAAGCCGGCGCCGGCGCCCGAACCGGAACCGGAACCGGCGCCGCCCGAACCCGAACCCGAACCCGATCCGGTGCCGGCCTGATCATGGCGGACGATTTCGGCAACATCACGATCGCGGTCCCGCTGGTGACGCTGCAGCAGATCAAGGATCAGCTGCGCCTGACCGGGGCGGCGCAGGACGCCGTGGCGACGATGTACGGCGCCTTCGCGCAAGATGAAATCCTGTCCTATTTGAAGGCCGGCGCGGATCCGACCTGGACGGAAACGACGGTCCCGCTGCCGGTGAAGGCGCAGATCCTCCGGCGCGCGGCGTTTCACTTCCGGAACCGCGGCGACGATGATCTGGCGGACGGCGGCAGCGGTCCGGATCGCGCGGAAGCGAATTGGAAAGAAATTGCGCGCGCGCTGGACCGCTACCGGGATCCGGCGATCGGCTGATCGATGCCAAGCATTGGCGCCTACGATCATGTCGCGGCGCTCGAGGCGCCCGGCGCGCCGGTCCCGGACGGCCACGGCGGATTTACAGAGGCCTGGACGCCGCTGGATCCGGCCACGTGGTTTTGCGCGATCGAGCCGGCGACGCAGCGCAGCCTCGAGGAACTGGGCGCCGGAACCGCGGTGCTGTCGCAGGCGACGCACATTGTCCGCGGCTGGTACCATCCGGGCCTGACCACGCAAGCGCGGCTGAAGGTGGACGGACGGATCCTCAACGTGATCTACGTGACGAATCGCGGCGAACGCGGGATCGAGTCGCAGCTGGTCTGCGCGGAAGTGGTGATCTGATGGCCGGCGGCGTGAACGGCGCGAAGTGGTTCTGGACCGGCCTCGAGGAATACGCGCGCGAGCTCGGCGCGCTACCGGAACAGGTCGCCACGGACGCGCGGGGCATCCTGCGGGAGGAAGCGCACGCGGCCGCGGTGGCGATCGTGGCGGCCTATCCCGGGGGGGGTCTGGATCGCCGCGGTCGCCGCCGGACGGGCCGCCTGGCGCGCGGGCTGAAGGTCACCGAAACCGCGGAGGGCGCGATCGTCCGGAACGGGACGCGGTACGCCACCTGGTTTGAATACGGGAACGGCGGCCAGCCCGGCGGGAAAGTCTTTTACCCGATCGTCCTGCCGGCGCGGCGGCGGGCCATCACGCGGATTGTCGGGCGCCTCGAGTCGGTGTATGGCGCGATCGTGAGTGGCGAGCTTGCCGCCTAAGAGTAGCGCCGTCGATGACGCGATCGTGGCGGTCCTGAACGCGGACGCCGCGCTCCGGGCGCTGATGCCGGACGGCGTCTATCTCGAGAGCGCGCCGCCTGGCGTCGATCAATTCGTCAAGGTGGCCGTGGTCGATCCGTTTGATCTGGACGTGTTTGGCGGCCGGGCGCAGGAGTCCGTCCTGTACGCGGTGACGGCCGTGGGGCTATCGCGTGTCACGGACAATGCGACCGCGGCCGCCGCCGCCGATCGGATCGAGGCGCTGCTGGGCGACGGCGCGCCGTTTCCGGTCGCCGGCTATGTGTTTTCGACGTGCTACCGGGACGAACCCGGGCGAATCGTGTACGACACGCCGAACCAGACGGACAAGGCGCTGCGCTGGCTGCATCGGGGCGCGCACTATCGGCTGATCGTGGCGTGGCCGGACGCCGCGGCATTAGAAACAGGAGCAGAGGATCATGTCGATCAAAACGGGACGCTACGGGAAAGTTAGCTGGGATCCGGCCGGCGGCGCCGCGCTCGCACAAATCATCTCGATCAACGCCTGGCAGGGATCCTTCAAAACGGAGTATGAGGACGTGTCCTGCTTCGGCGATCAGACGCGCGTCTATATCCCGGGGTTGATGGACGCACGGGGCCAGCTCTCAGGATTCTTTAACGCCGCAGAGCTCGCGCTGTTCAAAGCGGCCATGCAACCGACGCCGGGGACGTTGAAACTCCAGCACAACGATACCGAGGCCTCGATCGCGTGGCAGGGGCTCGCCTACATGGGCGCCGATATCGACTGCAGTCTGAGCGCGCCAAAGGTCAGCGGCGAATGGGTGGCGGCCGCGCCGTGGACGATGCCGGGCCAGGTGACGGCGACCGGCGCCGGACCAGGGACCGGGACCGGGACATTTACGCCGGCCGGCGCGACGCCGCCGGCGAACCTGGCGGACCTGTCCGACGCGACGCCGATCACGGCGTCGCCGGCCACGGCCTGGACCACGGGCCAGTACATCCTGCTCGCCGACGGCAGCAAAGCGCACTGGAACGGGACGGCCTGGGTGGCCGGCGCCAAACCGTAGACGGGGGATGTTCACCGAAACGGTGACGCTGCACGGCCTCGAGGCGACGATCGTCTGGGGCTATCACACGGCCGCGGTCTGTCGGGCCTGGACGGCGACGCGGACGCCACAGGGCCAGTGGAGCCTCCAGGCGACGCTGCAGCGCGCGGACGCCTTTCAGCTGCGCCAGCGGCCGCTGAAATTCACGGCGCCGCGGATCGGCGGCTTTTTCTGTTTCCCGGTGCTCGGCCTGACGCTGGGCGCCGGGACGGTCGCGGCCACGATGGGGCCGCCGGAGTCCTGATCGCATGTTTGAGATTGTGATGCCGGCGGATGTCAACCTGCCGCTGAGCGGCGGCCACTATCTGATCGTCAAAAACAAGCTCAACGCCGGCGAAACGCTCGAGGTGTTCGCGCGGATGCGCCTGGCCGCCGATCCCGATCACGTGGATCCGCTGCAGGTGGGGCCGGCGATCGCGCTCGGGTATCTGCTGGACTGGTCGCTGGCGATTCCTATCCGCCAGCAGCCGGCGGACGTGGTCCTGGCGGCGCTGCGCGCGCTCGAGTATGACGACTACCAGGAAATCCTCGAGACGATCAAGGCGCATGACGCGCGGAACCAGGCGGCGCGCGCGGAAAAAAAAACGCGCCAGGCTGGGCTGACAGCGTCCGATCCTGCCTCGCGATCGCTCGCCGCTGTCGCTGGCGCTACGAGTGGGTGAGAGAGATGGATCCGGACGTGTACGCGCTCCTGGTCGAGGATCTGCGCGCGGAAGATGACCGCGCCGCGGCGCTGGGCTAATGGCGGCCATTTCCTCAAAGTTTGTCGCGGATTTCTCCCAGTGGAAAGCGGCCGTGGCGTCCGCACAGGGCGACCTGTCGAAGTTTGGCGCGGCGGCGGACACGGCCGCCGCGCAAGTCGCCAAACTCACGGACGCCGGCGCCGGCCGATTCGCGGTGACCACGGCGGAGATGAAGGCCGCCGGGATCGCCACGCAGGACTGGACGAAAGATTTCCAGCAATTCGATAGCGTCCTGTCGTCGGTCGGGATCAATGTCGGCACGCAGGCGAAGGCGATCGGCGAGCTCGGCGCCGCGGCGGGCCAAACCGGGCGATCGATGTCCGTTATGGGGGAGGCCGGCCTGGTCGCCGGCGCGGCGATCGCCGGCTGGCAGATCGGGCGCTGGATCGCGGACGTGTTCGATCTGGATCAGAAAATTGCCGGCCTGACGGGATCCCTCGAGGCGCTGAAGGCGCAGGAGGCCGGCGCGCAGCAGGACACGATCAACAAAGCGATTCGCGACGGCGCCGCGGCGACGATCACGTATACCGAGGCGATCAAATTCAACAACAAAGCGCATGAGGACGCGCAGCTCGTGGCCGGCGCGTCCGCCAACGCCGCCGGCGACGCGGGCCGGGCGTACGCGGGCTGGTACCGGGAAATCCGCCAGGTGCGCGAACGCGGCGACCTGGAGCGGATGACGGCCGATCTGCAGTCGCACGATTTCAAACTCGACACCCTGAGTAAGCGCTACGGCGTCCACGTGGAGGCGCTAGAGTTTTATTCGCGCGAGCTCAAAAAGGCGGCCGATCTCGAGAAGGAACAGACGCAGGCGCTCGAGGCGAAACAGAAAGCGCTGGACGCGGCGATCAAGGCGGACTGGGCCGGCGTGCTGGCGAAGGATACCGAGTATCTGAAACTCCAGACGACGGCACTGCAGTCGAACCTGGACCTGTTCAATAAACGGGTCGCCGCGGAGTGGGACGCGCAGAAGGCGCTCGCAGAGCTCAAAAGCTCGGAGGCGGCCATCACGCCGGATTCGCTCGAGGGGATCACGGCGGCGTACGAAACGCTCCAGACGCAGCTGCAGGCGACCGGGGGCACGGCGGCGC